TAGAAAAGTTTTGGATTAAATTGAGTCAATAAATTAAGCGCTAAATCCTGACCATCCTCATCTACAACTTCAATTGCAATGGAATTAAATTTTTCATTATCATATCGCTCTAATGATTCATCAAGCAGTACTTTTCTAATTTTTTGTGCTTGTATAATCTCATCAGATCCTTCACGAAGGATATTCTGAATCTGTGAAAGTTGTCGTTTTGCTATGGTCATATTGACGTCTCCAATTTGTAAATAGGCTGTTACAGTTCAAAATTGTGTATTTGTTAACCGCATCGGCTGTAAGAACAACCAACACATGACACACAGCCTTCGATGTAAATTAAGCCATCGACGCCGCATGATGGGCATGTCTTGTCTGAAGCTGATACTGTTCCATCTGGAATGTAGCCCTTGAGAACTCTTGACAAGACTGACGAGAAGCTCTGCATATCACTGTGTTTGTCTTTTCTCAATTGTTCACAGACAAAACTAATTGGAATTCCATGCCGCAATGCCAATGAAACTGTTCTGGTATGTGCACCATGATTGGGATTATCAAACAAATTTACGACATCTTTAAAGAGAAGGCAGTCATCATCACCTATAGGAATTGACAAATTGTATGTTGCCATTCCTGATTTCTTTACGTTCTTGATAAGTGTGCCAACCTTTGATTTACGCGGCACCTCGACATGTGCAGATACGCCGCAAAATACCTCGTACGGTCGTCCTGCCAACTTACCAACAAGCACCAGATAGCTTTCAGTTCCTTCAGTGCAACGCACGTTAATTCGATGAATATCACAAGGTAATTCCTTGGGTCGTTTTGGTGCATGATTTTCAATGACTTCTACAGGTTGTATTGATGATTCTTCTACGCTCTTTTCTTCATTTTTTATTAATACACCTGAACGACATCCGTCTCGATATACTGTAAATCCTTTACAACCTGATTCCCATGCAGACATGTAAATTTCAGATACAAGTTCTCGTGTTGCTTCATTTGGTAAATTGCATGTCTTTGATAAACTATGGCATACATATTGCTGAGCTGCTGACTGAAGTGCGACTGACATCTTCCAATCAATGTCATTTGATGTTGCACCCCAATATGGCGATTCCTTGATGTTCTCTTCAGATTTTCCTGTTACTTCCATCCACTTTTTAAATCCATGATGATAAACTTTGAATTCATGCCATTTGTCACCCATCGGATCAATAAAATCAACACTGACATCACCTGATTCAGCTGTAATTTTCTTGCGTCGTGTATAAGCAAGAAGATATGCAGGTTCGATTCCACTTGTCGTTTGTGTAAGACATGAAACTGAACCAGCTGGTGCTGTTGTAGTTAGTGCGATATTTCTGCGACCATATTGCTTCCATTCATTTACAACTGATTCGGGCATTTCTGCCATTAATCTGCACAAGAATTTGCTATTCTTTTCAAGTTCAAAATCATATACTGGAAATGGCCCTCGTTCCTTTGCCATTATAATCGATGATTGATAAGCAGAATGAGAGAGCGATTTGTATATGCTGCTTGTTTGTTCAATAGAATCTTGAGAGCCATAACGAATGTTAACGTATGCAAGTGTATCTCCTAAGCCAGTGACGCCTAGTCCTGTTCGTCTTCCGCCAGATGTAGCATTTTTAATCTTAAGCCAGAGATCAGCTTCTTGCTGCTTTACAGAATTTGATTCAGGATCTGATTTGATTTTTGCTAAAATCTTATCTACAGCCTCCATTTCAAGATCGACAAGATCATCCATTAAACGTTGTGCCTTTACTGCTACAATAGCAAAGCGTTCAAAATCAAAACTTGCTGTCTTCTCAAATGGATTATTAACGAATTTTGTCAAATTGATCAAAAGGAGTCTACAGCTATCATACGGACTAAGCACTAATTCACCACAAGGATTGACAGATGTGCTCGCATATCCCTTGCTAGCATATGCTTCAGTAGGCGTCCACGTCTTTACAGTGTCCCAGAATAAGAGACCTGGTTCTGCAGACGTCCATGCAGCATCTACAATCTGATTCCAAATATCTTTTGCCTTAACTACACGAGTCGATAGTGCTTCTTCTATTGGAACGTCAACGGGCCATTGAAGTGTGAAGTTTGTGTCATCCTTTACAGCTTTCATGAAATCATCAGTGAGCTTAATTGAAACATTTGCGCCTGTAACTTTTTTCAAGTCTCGTTTGATATTAATGAATGTCTCAATATCGAGGCTTTTAATTGAAATTGTCAACATCAAAGCGCCTCGCCTGCCGCCCTGTGCAACTTCACGACATGTATTTGAAAATCGTTCCATGAAAATTCCAATGCCATCAGTTGTGCCGGCTGCATTGGCTGTATTCATGCCCTTTGGACGAAGTGTTGATATATCAAATCCTACGCCGCCGCGGCGTTTCATTATTTGTGCCTGTTCCTGATCAGCAAACATTATGCCACCATAAGAATCTTCTGGTGATTTGATGACAAAACAATTTGATAACGACTGAATCTTATATGGATTTCCTATTGCTGACATCGGTGAACCCTGAGGAACAATTTCCCATCTGTCAAAATATCCAAAGATCTCATCTTCTGACATTGGATTTGGATATTTTGACTCGATTCGTGCAAATTCCTTTGCAAGACGTCTATGCATATGAGTCGGATGTGTTTCAAGAAATTCGCCCTCAGTATTTCTTAATGCGTATTTATCAACAAATACTGATGCTGCAAGCTCGTCTCCATTGAAATAAACCTGTGATACATTTAATGCGTCTTCTCTTGTGTACTTTGTCATGCTTGACTTTGTTTCCTCGTGACGGACAACTAACTATACAACAGGTTCGATAGTGGGGTTGATATCATTTACAGAAATTTTAGGCGACGGGAGTTCTGCCTTAAGTTCCTTCCAACGTGCCCTAAGTGCCTGCTTCTGAATATCTTCTGCAGAAACATTTGAATTATCAGGAGCATCTGCAGCGCCTGTTATTTCAAAGAGACTTCGTGCTGTATTCATCTTTATTGGGAAAATGAGGCCGTCTCGGCCTGCTCTGTTCTTCGCAATATAAAGACGACCCCAGCCTGTTGCTTTTTCATGAGGGCGTCGCGATACAGAAACGATTACATCACAAATCATTGCCTTACCATATGCTTCGGCCATATTGGTCATATCAATAACTTCTGCATTCGCGCCTTCCTTATTAGCTTGTGATGCTGTCCAGACTGGCACTTGTAATTCCATAGCAAGGCCGCGCAATTCCTCATAAACTAACTTTAGTTCATGACGTAATGAATCAAATTGACGAGTCGATCTCATGATGTCAGCATAATCAATGATAATCATGTCTGGTTTAAATCCCTTTAGATCGAGTCGTTCAATATGTGATTTTAAAGTATAGACAGACGCAGAATTAGTAGGATATTCCTTGATGTATAGACGGCCAAGAGCATTATTCTCATAACACTTTTTTACATCATCTTGTCTGTCGATTACTTCATTAGAATCAATATCACATAGATTGGAATCATAACGAATGCCTACAGATGTTTCTGAAAGCTCAAATGTGTAGTGCAAAACATTTTTACCCTCACGTAGAGCATTTGCACCAAGCATAACAAGAAAGTGACTTTTTCCGGCGCCGGTTGCGCCGACTGCGCACAAAAGCTCGCCCTTGCCGCTACCACCGTTAAAAATCTCTTTTTTATCAAGCTCTGACATGCGCGTCGGAATTGTATCTCTCTTGAGACGTGTAAAGCGTGCATCAAGTTCATTGAAGAAATCATGACCGACAGACGGGGCTGTTCCGACCTGAACAGCCTTCTTGATTGTCTCTACAATTGATTCATACTTATTTGCCTGCATCTGATCGACAGCAGATTCCAAAGCTTGTTTAAGTGCTTGCTTTCTGCAGAAGTCTAAAGATCGATCCTTGACATACTGAAGGTCGCCAGGATCTGGATTGGACTTCATACGTTGCAAATAGTCAATGATCTGATCTCTTAAGATTACATCAGTGCCCGTTTTAAGATCATCTCTAATAATAGTAACAAGCAATTGAAGTGTAGGAAAGACCTTATACTTCTTTGAATAAGCAAAGAAACGATCTGCTAAAAATTTAAGGTAGTTAACCTCAAAGTAATCAATGTTGATAACTTCAGTCATCTGTTCAGAAAATTTATGATCAACTAATAGTGCTTGAACAAGTTTCTCTTGAAAAGATTTACCAAATTGTGAAAATGATTCGTTTGACAGTTGTTGACTCATAATTTATGATCCTAGTGATTTCCTTTTAATCAGGTCTTCCCAGATGAATACCTGAGGCCTTCTATAGACAACATCTCATAGAAGAATCTTTCAACATCGAAGTCTGTGATTCCTGCTGCGATGAGTCGACGTACGGTTCCAATCTTATCGACTGTGGGTACAAATGTATCTACTGCATGATCAATTCGTTTCGTCTGATCTGCAGATAACATACTACCGTCTAGATGAACAAGTTGCCAATTTCGTTTAACATCCCCTACACACTCTGTCACACGTTTATAGACTAATGACTCTTCAGAATGACTCGCCGCAAAGTTTAACAAATCTTGAAGAATAATCGTCTCATCACTTCCTAGCATTGGAAACTTCTTTGCAGCAGTCTTAAATCCCATGCCCTTGATTCCCGGTATGTTATCTGAATCATCTCCACATAGACACTTTGCCAATGCAAAATTATGAGATCTAATTCTAAACTCCTCAAACAGGTCAGCATCTGTGACAAAGCGTTTTTTGTGAAGTGAATATATTTTTGTCTTGTCATCAAGTAGCTGATACATGTCCTTGTCTGACGACACGATAACTCGATTCATATTTCTCAGCGGGCCACGACAAAGATATGCAATGATATCATCTCCCTCAACATCAGAAACATATAGTTGACATACTGGCATACATTTGAGAATGTTAATCAGTGTAATCATCTGTTTCTGTTTGTTGTCTTCAGAATCAGGAATATCATCATCGTAGAATCGATTCAGCTTGCCCGGCTTGCGATTTAATTTGTAATCGGGAAAAAGTTTTCTTCTACGTTGAGAACCTCCACCTTCCCATGCTATATACACTTTTGAAGGCTGATATTCTCGACACAATTTTTGCAGTGTTTTAAGAAAACCTACACATCCTCCAATTTGATCTCCATTTGGAGTGAGTTGAGGATATGCGCAGTATGCCCTAATATAAACATTTGCCGCGTCAAAAATGAAAACAGGTCGGTCGTCAGACATGTCAAGATCTTACAAAATGCTAGATAACAAATACAATGTCTTAAAGGATCTGCGAAGCAATAAGACATCCCCTTGATACAGCATGTAACGGATCTTTTGCATGTCTAACTTCTTTGATTTGCAATTGAAATCCTGAACTGCGTAACTTTTTCTCAAAGAGCTCAACGAATCCCTTTGCCTGAGTTGTTCCTCCTGCAATCACTACTGGGAGCGGATCCTTAAACTTAGGCAGTGTCTTGTGACCTTCCATTGTTGCAAAGAGTTGCTTCACAGTATAGTCAATGAGACGATCATAATATGATGATACTGCTGCAAGAACCTGATTGTCATTTGGAACGCCGATTGTAAATTCGCCTGCTTCCTTTTCTGCCTGAACAACAGAGTCTGTCTCCCCTGTTGCAACTGCAGCCATTCTGTCAATCCAGTCTCCGCTCTTTGTTGTTGAGAACTTTACAACAGGTTCACCGTTCAACATCACACAAATGTTAACCATTCCTGCGCCCCAAGAAAGTGCAATTCCAGTGTAATCATCATCTGATAATTCTGAATAACAAAGAGCCTCTGCTTCATTGATTGCACGTGAATCATAGCCGCATTCTTCAAGGATCTTCTTTACAACATCCTCGTGATATCCGACATCAAAGTCATCATCTTCTTGATCGACAGGCTGTGCTGGAATGCAAAAAACTATCTTTTCGCCCTTTTTGCCTGATTTTCCGACGACTTCCTTGAGGATATATGAAAGAATTCTTCTTGCATCTTTTTCCTTCGCAGATACAACACCTCGATACATTGGTCGTTTTGCAGAGTCATTTCGTTCAACTGCTTTCTCAATTGCATCCTTACCCAAGATAATGAATGAACCATCAGCATCTTTTACGAATGTCTTGCCAGCCAGACCCTTTTCGATCATTTTTGATGCAATTGGTGTCGAGGGCTTAATGACATAAAATGCGTCACGAAAGTCTTTGTATTCTACAGAACCTCCTTCACCTTCACGAGAGAGTACGATATATGATGTGCCTACGTCTAATCCTTTAGCCATGATTTTATCTATCCTTTTTCTTTTTCAATTCTGCTAACTTACTTCTTGCAGATGAAATATTGTCTGCAGTCTTTGTGACAATACCGATGTCATTTGTTCCGAATTTTTGAAAATCTTCTGTCGAAATATCTGTTACAAACTTTGCATCGTCTATTTCAACTTGGCGCCGCGGCGCTTTCTTGTCTCTGTTTACTTCAGACACGAATGAACTTGATTCTGTCTTTTTGAATCTGTCAATCAAAGAATCAATCCT